GAATCTCTTTACCCCCGAAGAGAAATTGAGACCTGTACATTTTGCAGATCTCCGCCATTACCCTTGGCAGTTGTCTTCCAATATTGGAGCCCCTTTTGCCTCAAGCAAAGAGTGGCAAGATTATGTTAACGAAAAGTTCATAACTGGACATACCTCCACTGAAGTGCGCAACCTATTCTTGGAAGCTCACGGCACCCCTCTTGAACCAGAGGTTATTGATCGACGTATGACAAAGCGTAATCTCTACAATGAAATGTTTCTCATCAATCGAAAGAACATCCATCTAATTAAAGATGGACGTAAGACTAACGACCGTGGTCACGACTTGCGATACTGGAATACAGCATTCGCTCGCCAACACCTAGTCGAAGAAGGTGATCCTGATAAGGTTCGCCTAGTCTTCGGAGCCCCCTCCACCCTGCTTATGGCAGAGTTAATGTTCATTTGGCCCATCCAAGTAAGTTTACTTGCTCGTGGACCTGATTCCCCAATGCTATGGGGTTATGAAACAATAACTGGCGGATGGTCCCGTCTTCACACTTGGGCACATAAAGCCCTACCTAGATTTGAGTCCGTAGTGACTCTTGACTGGAGCCGTTTTGATAAGGACGCGCGCCACACGGTAATCTCGGACATACACTCACTTATAATGAGACCAATGTTTGACTTTTCCAATGGCTACCACCCTACGAAATTTTACCCAGCAACCCCAGACACTGACCCTACAAGGTTAGAGAACTTGTGGACCTGGATGACAGACGCCATCCAAACCACTCCCCTCATCCTACCAGATGGTCAAGTCTTACGATTCACTCACTCAGGCATCTACTCTGGATACTTCCAGACGCAGATTCTAGACTCGATGTATAATTGCGTTATGATCTTTACGATCCTATCCCGTATGGGATTTGATCTTAATAGAACTGCAATTAAAGTACAAGGAGATGACTCCATCTTCTTGATGCCCCATCACTACATTTTGATCAAGGAAACCTTCCTACAATTCTTCTCCACCTATGCACAGCAATATTTTGGCTCGACAGTTAATACACGAAAGAGCGAAATCTTACCTTCACTTGAAGGAGCTGAGGTCCTAAAGTACCGAAATTACGGTACCATGCCTAGGCGTGATGAATTACAACTCTTAGCTATGCTAAGGCACCC